AAGTAATATCAACCCAAGGCGAAATTATCCCCGCAATTAAAGTTTTGCCAGCAGAAACCAAAGTTTCATTCGTAACCGAGTAGAGAGAGAAAACAATGGAAAACAAAACAATAGTTCAAGCATTAAATGAGGTAATGAAAGCAGTTGGCGCTATCTCAAAGAATGACCGCAATTCAGCACAAGGTTTTAATTTTAGAGGAATAGATGCAGTTGTAAATGCAGTCTCGCCACAATTGCAAAAGTTTGGTGTTGTTGTTGTGCCTTCAGTTGATGAATACGATTATTCATCTATTGAGATTGGGCAAAAGCGCACCGTCATGGGTCATGTACGAGTAAAAGTTACTTACACATTTGTCGGTCCAAACGGCGATGCCTTGACAACGCGAGTAGTTGCAGAGGCGATGGATGCAGGGGACAAAGCAACCACCAAAGCAATGTCAGTTGCCTTTCGCACCGCACTCTTGCAAGCATTATGTTTACCAACAGATGAGATTGACCCAGATGCTTCAAGTTATGAGCGTTCAGAAAAAGTTGTTGTTGATACACAAAAAGTTGCCACAGCAATTTCTGATGCAAGCGATTTAGATTCTCTTGCAAAGATTGGGCAATACATAACCGCTCACAAAGATGAAATTGAACCATCAATTCTTGAGACATTGCGCTTAGCGTTCAGGGAGGCTCAATCCCGTGTTGCTATCACAGTTGCGGAGGCTCCAAGTGTCCCAGTTGATGCCTGAGTTGCCTTATGCGGGTACTTCGGGGTATTCGGGAACGGATACCTCGGAGTTTCGTGCAAGGTCATCTGATAAGTCTGGAAAAACTGCCTTGCGCCAAGCCCAAGCCTTATCCCTTTTATTTCAACAAGGGCAGTATGGATTGACATGGAAAGAGTTCGCTGATTTTACTGGCTTGCATCATGGCTCTGCTTCGGGTGTATTGTCCGTTCTCCATAAAAGCGGAAGAATTGCCCGACTAAAACAAACCCGAGAACATTGCAAAATTTATGTAGATGTCCGTCATGTGTTTGGAAGAGCAGTTGAAGAACAAGGAAATAAAAAGCAATGTCCTAATTGCGGGCATCATTTGTAGAGAGGAAATCATGGCTTGGGTAAGAATTGACGATAGTTTTCCAGACCATCCCAAGGTGATTGGATTAAGTGATAAGGCTTTTAGGTTATACATAACCGCGCTTTGTTATTCCAATCGCTATTTGACTGACGGAATTTTGCCCCTAAATACGGTCAAGTCTTTCGCAAATTCGCGTCATATTTCGTCCTTAGTTGCTTCAAACTTGTGGGAACTTTCTGAAAACTTCATCACAATATTGAGTTATGACGAGTACCAATTTACTAAGGAAAGGGTGCTAACTAAGCGTGAATCCGATAGAAAAAGGTTGGAAAAGCATCGTTCCAAGGTAGCAGGTAACAGCGATGTAACGCCGTTACAAACAGATTTGAAATTGCGTCCCATACCCATACCCATACCCATACCCAATAAAGATAAAGATATACCTAAATCTCCTACGGAGATTGAGTTCGATTCTTTCTGGGAAGTTTACCCAAGGCGTCAAGCAAAGGGAGCGGCATTAGTAGCGTGGAAAAAAGCGCTGAAAAAAGTAAGCGCCCAAACCATCATAGATGGTGCTATCAGATTTTCTTCTGACCCTAATCGCAATCCTGAGTTCACACCTCATGCAACCACTTGGCTCAATCAAGAACGATGGGCAGATGAAGCGCTACCAGAAAAAACTTCTAATCAAACCAGAACAGAGAGTTCAGTAATGCGAGCGCTTGAGATTGCACAAAAATTTGTTGCTGAAGATGGAAGGGCGTTAGAAAATGACCCGTTCTGAAGTCGCTCAATTATTTGCCTACTGTTGTCTTTTTGATGGTCGCCTTCAAGCCGATGAGGGAAAAATTATGGCTTGGTTTGCAACCTTGTATGAACCTATGACCTTTGAGTTCGCCAAGTATTTTGTCGGTGTGCATTACAGCCAGAAAGACACGGTGATTCAACCTAGTTATTTTAACAATGAATGGGCAAGACAAAAACGCAATGAAAAAGAGCGGGAGGAGACAAAATCTTTTATGCTTGAGTTGGAAGATATTCGCTCTAAGTCGGCATCTCCTGAAATCATAGAAAAATATTTGGCTGAAATCAGAACGCATTTTAGAAAGGCGGATGTCAATGCTCCTGTGGAAGAAAATCTTGGAGACTTGGCACCTAACCAATGAAGATATTCCAATATGTCGGATGGCTTTTGTATTGGCGCTTCAGAGCCAAAGAAAAATATGCCCTGCTTGCATGGACGCACTCGCGGATGCGAGAACCCAATGGCAAAGCCTAAACTAAAGGTTGAGGATAAAGTCCGTTTTCTTGTTCTAGCCCGAGCCGATTACAAATGTGAAAGATGTGGAGGAGGTTCAACAATATATGGTTTTTCAGTTCACCATAGAGCGCCTCGAATGATGGGTGGAAGCAGGGACAAAAACTTGCACCTGCCAGCAAACTTGATTGTTTTATGCGGTTCAGGCGTTGATGGCTGTCACGGTTGGGTTGAGTCCAATCGTGACGAGGCAAGGGCAGATGGCTACTTGCTTTTTAGAATAGACAAAGCAGATGAGGTTCCCTTTATTGACGAGTTCACAAATGCTTGGTTGATAGATAACAACGGAGATAAAAAGCAATTCGACACAAATTGGACAGTACCCTAATGTTTATTTCATGTATTGCTTATGCCGAACAGATGAAGAAGAACAACTTGTCTACCGCCTTGAGTTGGCTCAACGCCCATGGACAACCAACGCCGAACGAGCGGGTAACAGGTGGGAGCGGGCTGAGTTGGTTAAGATTTGGCGAACCGCTTTTGAACTTCTGGCTAAATCTGAGAGGATACCTCCTATGTCGTGGATAAGTGTGACCGCCGAACCTCACCAAAGGGGCGGACGGTTACAAGATGTGGGCGCGTGTAACCCCGCAGTCAAAGCGGCAATTGACGGAATCGTAGATGCAGGTGTGTTACCAGATGACTCATCGCAATATATGAAATCGTTAATATTTCTACCGCCGCAAAATGATAAAAACTCATTAGTGCTTTACATACGAGGAGCAAAGAAGGAGAGAAAAATATGAACTGGGATTTAATATGGACAGTAGTTGGATTAGCGGTTGCTAGTTTTTTCATACTGCCGTTTTATATGGCAATGTTAATTGCGTACAAAAAGTCCATTATGAAAATTGAATTGGAGTTTGTAGCAACGGCAGGGTCAAGTATCAAAAAGGTGAGATTTGATGACGAAGTTGGACGCTTATTTGAAGAGGGAGAAGTTATATGAGTTCAGTATTAGAAGCAACAGAGATTGATAGTCGTGGATTGAGTGACCTCAAGTTACTCAATGATGCGGTCAGAACTCATCAGAGCCAAATCATTGATTTACTTAAAAGACGCAAGCAATTGATTTTACGGCTTCGTAAACAGCGCATTACCTATCGGGAGATTGCCGAAACCATGGGGGTATCAGAGCAATTGATTTACAAAATCATTCGCGCCGATATTGACCGAGTTCCTCAATATGATGCTGAAGGAAAAATTATTCGCCGTCGTGGGCGTCCGCCTAAGCCAGCAATCTAAGCCTTTACTTAGAGAGAGTTAGGTAAAGGTTAATGAAGTTTATTGAATTATTTGCGGGCATTGGTGCATTTCGCCTTGGCTTAGAAAACACAGGGCATGAATGTGTGTGGGCTAATGAATGGTTAGAAAAACCTAGGAGGATTTATGAACGAAACTTCGGAGACGCCCCAGATGGAAGAGACATTCGAGATGTTTCCGCTGGAGACATTCCAGACGCAGATTTGCTTGTCGGAGGATTTCCTTGTGCCACTTTTAGCACAGCAGGGAACCGAACGGGATTCTCTTTGGAGGACACAAGGGGAACTCTTGCTTTTGAGATGTTTCGCCTTGCTCGGGATAAAGGAATACCGTACCTTCTCTTTGAAAATGTCAAAGGACTTCTCAACCACGACGGAGGCAGAACCTTCGGAATCATCTTGGAAGTCTTGGATGGGATGGGGTATGACTGTCAATGGGAGTTGCTTGACAGCCAAAATTTCGGAGTCCCACAGCACCGAGAAAGGGTTTTCCTTATCGGAAATCTTAGAAGTCACGCCAGACCCAAAGTATTCCCTATCGGAAAAGCAGGTAGCGGAGATAATGCGACGGACTTCAGCCAACAAAAAAGAAGGTCGGGGCTTTTCTCCAACATTTCTCCAACCATAGATGCTCACTATTACAAAGGCGGAAACTCTCGTCCTTATGTAGTTGAAACAGAAAGTCGCAGAGACAAAGCGATGAGAGTTTATGACGAGGGGATTGTTCCAACACTAACTGCCCAGATGGGAACAGGCGGGGGCAATGTCCCTTATGTGCGTCCAGTTTTAGATGTTGCCAGAACAAATAAAAGTCCAAACGGGCGAATGATAAAAGATGACGATGACCCGATGTATACGATTACTGCTCAAGACCGACACGGAGTTCAAATAGGCGATGAAAACGGGTTTGGTATCCGTAAACTAACCCCACTTGAGTGCGAGCGCTTGCAAGGATTACCCGATGGATGGACAGAGTTCTATGAGGATGGAACAAGAGTTCCAGATACACAACGCTATGAAAGATGCGGACGAACAATAACAATTCCAGTAGTTGAAGCGATAGGGAGAAAATTACATGAGTTCTACTAAATTTTCTTTTGACACAATAAACGATTTTGATGACCACATTGCTAAGTCCATCCCTAACTACCACCTTCTTAATGATTCAGTTCGTGACTTGGCTACATTTTTTCTCAGGGAAGATTTTTCAATAGTTGATTTGGGATGCTCCACGGGAACTTTACTTGAGTCCATTTCATTTGAAGGAAATAAACTAGGGATAGATATATCTAGCAATCTCCTACCCAAAAGCCATGACAATGTTGAATATGTGCAAAAAGATTTACGCTCATTTCATAATCTAGGTAAAACCCCATCATTAGTTATTTCTTTATTTACTCTTCAGTTCCTCCCCTTAGCAGACCGCCCTAATATCCTCAGCCTTGTCTATGATGAGTTGGCTGAAGGTGGCGCTTTTATCTGGGCTGAGAAAGTGCATGAAGAACAGGGTGAGTTGGAAAGGGTTATGACCTCGGCTTACTATGACTTTAAGGGCAAACACTTCACCCCCAAAGAAATTATGCAAAAGGAAAAAGACCTTCGCCCAATTATGCAAACCAACACTTCCATGCGTAATTCCATTATGGCTGAGAACGCTGGATTTACAGTTGGCACAATGTTCTGGAAGTTCTACAATTTTGAAGCGTGGTTATTTGTAAAATGAAAGCCAATATAAAAGTAAGCGGAGTTGAATCTGTTTCTATTTCAACCCTGATTGCATATCCATCTAATCCCCGTCGAGGTGATATAGATGCGATTGCTTCTTCCCTGAAGGCTCATGGTCAATACAGACCTATCGTAGTTCAAGAGGGAACAAATTATGTCCTTGCTGGAAACCACACACTCAAAGCGGCGAAGAAACTTGGCTGGAAAAAAATCAAGATAACCCGCATTGATGTAGATGAGTCCAACGCTCGCAAGATTGTCTTGGCTGATAACCGATTGACAGATTTAGCAGGATATAACGAGCCACTTCTTAAATCTCTTCTTAGCGCTTTACCTGAGTTGGATGGAACGGGCTTTACTGAATCAGAAGTAGCAACCCTTGATAGATTGATTGAGGGCAATCAAAAAGAGCCGATGGGCGGAAGTAAGGCAAAGTCTGACCCTGAAGTAAAGATTGGTGCTTGGCGCTTTACCGTGGATGCAGATGCCTACAAAGCATGGATTGAACAACTCTTTGAAGAGTTCGGCAAGACGCGCTCAAAAGCCATCAATGGGATTAAGGAACGCCTTGGATTCCCAGAGCGTAAATCTGAAACTTTAGAGCGCCTTCCTGAGCCTCCAGAGAGCCTTCCTAGCGATGTAGAGACTGTATTGGTTAAAGAGATATTGACCCATCCTCTAAACCCGCGAGAGGGCGATATTGGGGCGATTATTGAGTCCCTTTCCCAGATGGGTCAATACCGTCCCATAGTGGTCAATAAACGGACAAAGCATTGCCTATCAGGAAACCACACTTTGCAAGGGGCAATTCAGTTGGGATGGGAGAAGATTGCAGTTCATTGGATTGATGTAGATGATGTAGAGGAGATAAAGATTCTGATTGTAGATAATCGAACAAGTGATTTAGCAACTTACGACTCACAGGAATTAAACAAATTGCTCACCTCCACTCATCTTGTTGGGACAGGGTTTAGTGTTGAGGAAGTGGCTGAGATACTTTCTGGGGGAAAGTCCAAGCCTGGGCATATTCCTGTGGGTCGTAGCACCATCCGAGTTGGCGAATTTAATATGAGGGTTCATACTGAGGATGTAAATACATGGGCTAATGCAATCTATGGCTGGAACGATATTGCCGAGTTGCTAAGGATTCCGCTAGAGGCTTGCACCATTGAAAGGGTAGAATAAACTCATGGAGAAAAAAATCGGCAAGTATTGGTTTAACTGGGGACGCAAGAGTGGATTCGGATTGGGATTTGATGTCAGCAAGTATGGCTGGTCAATTGACTTTGGGTTTTGGTATATC